GAGGCGGTTCTGGTAGGTCAGGTCTGATAGGTTTAGGCTGGTGGGTCGAGGCGGTTTCGGTTAGTTAAGTTTTTGTCTGATTGGGCGTGGTAAGTTTAGGCGGTTCTGGTGCGGTGGGTCACAGCATGTTTAGTTCCGGTTAGGTCTGGTGAGGCGGTTGAGGTGTGGAAAGTTGCGATAAGGACGGTTTGGCATGGCAAGTTTAAGCGGTCTAGTTACGGTCTGTTATGTCGGGGCTTAGGAGTGGCAAGGCGGTTTTGGTAGCGCAAGTTGCGTTTGGTTAAGTTGAGGCCTGTCCCGGCGGGGCGGTCAAACCAGTAAAATTGTTCGTGTGAAAAAAAAGGAGGGCAAAATGGCCTATTTTTCAAAGAAGACTAAACAGAGGATCATTGATGATTATCTGAATGTAACAGGGAACAATATGTTCGTTCCCGATGAGTTCGTAGTTTGGCTCGCTGATCATCCAGAGCATGAAGCATATCATGCTTTTCATGGGCGTGACGAAGAGTTGCTACATGCAGCAAAGCTGGATCTGGCGCGAAGGTTCGCATCTGGACTACGCATCGTTGCCAAGACTGAGGTGATTGAAAGTGACGTTCGCCACATTAAGGTTACTGAATATCCGGCGTATATCTCCCCGGTCACAACAAGGCGTCAGGGCGGGGGCTATGAGCCTTTTAATCCTGATAGCGAAGAATCACAGGCCGAATTGCGACATCAGGCGGGTGTGCAGCTTGCAGCGTGGCTTAACCGCTACCGTGGTGCCGCTGAACACATCGGGCTGGATATGACACCAATTGAACGCATGGCAGAAACGCTGCGCGATGATCAAGTGGAGGCCGCTGAGTAGAACAAGGGGCGTGGTATACCTTTCTGGGCGAGGAGCATTAGGTTTGTCCTCGTCCTAGCCTCCCGATGGCGGAACACAACGCCGTGGATCCCTAAATTGAATGCTACCCTAGTTAATTCATTGAGCAGCAATCATGGGTAAAGACAGGCCGCGCATAATAAACAAACTGTCTAATCCACGGAACACCTAAATTATGCCAGTTCTGGATTTGTTCTGGTTTTGGTTTGCAGGTTTAAAAAACCAAAGTTGGTACCCCAAAGTTGATAAAGTTGTTTGTTATCAATGGGTTAACAGGTTTTGGTTTGGGTTTGCAATGATAGCAAAAACAAAGTAAAATAGGGGTCGTAAGTCATTGAAAAGGTTCAAACTTTGTGGTTTGGTTTTTTCACCCTATTACATAGGGGTATAGGTATATAAACCTATACCCTGTAGCATGGTGGTCAGCGCCGCGAAAATGGAGGTAAATGTGGACCAGAGTAATTGTTCTTATTGTGGGGAGCGTAAAGGCTATATCGTACTGTCTGGTAAGCAGTGGTGCGAAGTGTGTTGGGAAGATGCACAGAACAATTTCAATCAAAACTATGAAGAGTTGCTAGAGCGTAGATATCTGATTAAAGGCATGCAAGATGCAGGTTGGCATATCACCAAGAACGGCAATATGTATTATCCAGATGATGAACACAGCAACGTGTTCCATATAAGCTACTAGGAGGGCAGTATGCCAAAGGTCGGAGAGGATCTGCCAAAGGAACAGCGCGAAGCTGGTCTGAAGCGCCTGAAGCCACAACAACAACAGTTTCTGGATTACTATCTTCACAAGGATATGACGCAGACAGAAGCAGCGCGACAAGCGAAGTACAAAAACCCAACGGTGCAAGCCGTGAGGCTGTTGCGTAATCCAGTGGTGCAAGAACGCCTGCAAGAGATGAGGTTGGAAGCGCAAGCAAGGTTCGGGGTGACGGTAGACAAGTCAGTTCGGGATCTTAAAAAGCTGCGGGATCAAGCGTGGGAGATGGGCAAATTTAGCGAAGCTATTCGGGCTGAAGAGCTGCGCTTGAAGGCTGCGGGACTACTTATCAACAAGCAGCACGTTCTCAAAGAGGACATCACAGCGTCCACAAAAGAAGAAATCGCGCAGAAACTGGAGGACTTCAAGCGGCTCGCAGAGGGCCGTATGCGTAACGTAACACCAGATGTGGAAGCAATAGAGCATGAGTCACAAGATATAGTGTCGGATAACTGAGAGTTCGTTAACTCCCCTCGTGCGCCTTGGGCGGGGGGAGGAGGCGGAGTCTGGGGGTTCCAGTAGAATTGTTCGGGTTCGGGATGGTCTTCGGGATTCGGGCTTCGGGTTCGGGCTTGACTCGGCCTTCGGGGTCGGGCCATGATCGGGCTTCCTCCCTAGAGAACCTGCCCCGGTGGCTATGCTGCCGGGGATTTTTTTTGTTCGGGGTCTTCGGGCTTCGGGAAAACCCGTACAATTGTTCGGGTCCAACAGCAGTGTTTTATGTACCAGTGGTGTTGCCTGCCAATGCTTTGTCCAACTGCTGTGTTGTTGCTACCAGTTGTAACTAACTGCTGTGTTTTGTGTGCCAGTGGTAAAACCAGTACAATTGTTCGTCTTGCGGATAGACAGCAGAGGCAATCTAGGCGTTGGGGAAACAAGAAGAAGCTGTTGAGGATAATCTGTATGACGAAAAAAAATGTATTTTTCTTGTTGACTCACCTGGCAATGATTGCTATATATAATAGGTAAGTTAAACAAAGAAGGGTAAAAACAATGGAAAAAAGAATCGAACAAGATATTGTAAAAGGCATGAGTGTAGACGCAATTATTGGCAAGTATGCCAACAAGAGACTTACGAATACGGACAACATTCGCACAATCATCAAGCGCATTAAGTGGAGGCGTAGAAATGACTAAGGGAGATTTAGTGACTGGACTCGGCTTCGTCCTCGTGTTGTTGATGTCGGGGCTAGAGCCAATGCCTCACAGCTTTCAAGCCTTCTGGATTCACATCGGGCTGCTGATGATCGGAGTCGGTATGATGGCTACGGGAGTCTGGATGAGGTGGAAGCGAATTTAACTAGAACAAATCACTGAGACTCACCCGGCGGAAGCCGGGTATTTTTTTGTCCGTAGCTCAAAATCAGTACAATTGTTCGTGCTACTTCCGAGCGCTGAAGGTTGTAGCACGGCTGCAAAAAAAAACTTTTTTTGTGCTTTTTATTGTTGACACTGATTGCAATGATTGCTATTTATATATCTATCGAAACCAGAAAAGGGTAAAGACAATGTACAAGTATCAAGAGATCAAAGAGCATTTTGTTGAGTGGATGGAAGAGCAGGACGCTGAGTGGCTACAAGCTAACAAGGACGACTGGCATCACCACGCTTTCAACATGGACTACTACATCATTGGAACGTACAAGGCCAAAGAGTGGATGGGCGATAAAGTCTTTGACATCATTGATGCCATCAAGACCTACGAGCAAGACAACTTTGGTGAAGTGACAACAGACTTATCTGACCCAGAAAAGCTAGTGAATATGTATGCTTACATCGTGGGTGAGGAAGTCGTGAACGAATGGAGGTAAAAATGAGGCGGCTATATTTTGCTTATGGGTCGAATTTGAACGTTGCTCAAATGACCCACCGAACTCCAACGGCCACGCCGTTGGGGTCTGCTTATTTTCCGGGCTGGCGTTTGGTCTTCCGGGGTGTTGCAGACATTGAGATCGGGGAGCCTGAAGACTTGTTGCCTGTCGGTATATGGGAGATCGGTCCAGAAGACGAGATCGCTCTCGACAGATACGAGGGTGTAGGTTCGGGGCTGTATCGTCAGGTAATGATCAACGGGATGATGACCTACCGCATGAACAGTGGCGGGTATCGTGATCCGAATCCGTTATACTTCAAGACAATACTTGATGGTTATCGGGACTTCGGGCTGGACGAATCGGAGCTATACAACGCTCGTGATTACACAACATACATCGGGGAGGATCGGGATACAGTATGGATATAGTAAATTGTTCGGGTTAATCGGGTCGGGGCTTCAGGTTCCGGCCCTTTTTTTGTGTCGGGTTTTCGGGTCGGGTTCGGGGCCGGGGTTTAACCCGTATAATTGTTCGTGTTTGTATTTGTACCATATGATACTTTTTGGCGGATTGATAAAAGGTAAGCATTGTTTACTCAATGCAACGCAGCGCGATTTTTATTTTTTCCAGCTCAATATTTTCAGATCCTGAAACGTCTACATTGTGAGCTGAAAAAAACAGTACAATTGTGCTTTATATGGCTTGCAATCTGCAATGATTGCGTGCTAGTTTTAGGGACTGGCGCAATGGTGCGTCTACAAAACTGAAAAAAAGGTAGTAAAAACAATGACTTACTTTACAAACACAAGTTTTCTGACTGGCGGCATTGAGATTGAATTTCACAATGCGCGTGGACAATATACTTCTGTTTCAGAGTGGCGTGACATGATCCACAATGCCGGTTTTGATTTTGTGCAGGTTAAAACGGACGCCTCACCAAATGTTGATGTTGAATTGGTTTTCCCACCAATGCCGTTGCATATGGCTGGCGGCGTGAAAGAGGATATCGCCGCTGTTTTGCAATTTGTCGAAAACAATGGTGGCAAGGTATCAAAACGTGGTTGCGGCTTACATGTACATGTAGGCAATCGTGCCGTGAAAGATATTTCGCCCCGTGATTTTTGGCTGCAATCAAAACAATTAATGCGTGACCGCAACGCCTATTTCATGCCTGCCGATAACCAGTGTCATGACATTATGCCAATTGCATTGGCGCGTGATGTTATCCAACGCTATGCAACGCACCACACAGATATTGACGGCATTTTGGCACCATCGCGCCGTGACAGTGATATTTCAGATGTTTCTCGCTTTTGTCGCTGTATTCGCCGTGTTTCTTTTGGTGGAACACATGCTAATGAATTCGCCAATGCCGATAGCATTTCCCACATGAATAATATTCTTGGCGGTAAATTCAGCGCGGTATCGCTCAACACATGGTCAACTCATCAGACCATGGAATTTCGCCAGCATCAGGCCACATTGGATATCGCCAAGCTTGACGCATGGTGCGTTTTGATTGACGGCATGTTTAGGCATAGTGACGGGCAGCGTCTGGATTATGTGTCGCCAGCGGAAACAACAGTAGAAACGCCAGAAATGCCATACCGCAACGGGTCACGCATTGGCGTTATGTGGGCAACCATTCGCCGTGATGGTGGCGCGACTACACAACAGATCATGAATGCTACTGGATGGTCTGCCGATACAATCCGCGCCCGTGTTTCCGAAATGCGGCGGTCACATGGTGATGCTGCAATCGTCTGCCATACGCAACAGACATTTGGTCATCGTTATGGGTCATCAAACGGCGAACACGATCTGAATGGTTATGAGGTATTGCAGCAAGTCACAACGCAGGTTGCTGGTGGCGTTGCGCTTTATCCTGAAAACAGAATAGGCGTTACCTCAATATGGGCAGGCATTGATGATCTGACTTTTGAATATTTCAACCAGCGCCGCGCTAGTCTGTCATAGACTAACCAAGCGCAATCCGAGACAAGGCCGCCGCTGGCGGCCTTTCTTTTTGTCTGGTGGGTGTGTAGCACCAGTACAATTGTACGGGTTCAGTGGCGCTTAGATCGCCGCTATTGGCATTGCCGCTTAGGTACCCTATGGCCTATTGCGTTTTTCGGTATCGGGGTCGGGGGGGATATGCCACCCCCCCCAAAAAAAATGTTGACAAGCAGGCGCTTTGCGCCAAGTTCCCCACAAACAACCGCCGGATTTCGCGCAAATACCCCCCCCTAAAAATTTTGCAAAAAAATTTTATAACATTTTTCCATGGACTTCTTGCAACCTTTGCATTACATTTATGTCTACAACCAAGAGGAGGGTGTAATGAAGAAGTTTGAGTTAAGGATCAGCGAAGATCCTATAGAATTTACAGCAGAGGACGCTTCTGCGTTCTTGGATGTATGGAAGTCAAGGTCGAAGTGGGCGTTTCCTGACGATCACTCGTTCCTTCGCACGGCGGCGTTGTCTGCATGCGATTGGAGCGGCAGGCCTATGAGGTTTGACAACATTGATCACTTCACAGCCGACATGATGGACGCTGGCATGTTGGCGGAGGTTGAGGATGCACAAGGCTAAGGACTCATACAGCATGTGGAGCGGCAAGATGCTTGTGGACAAGCGCAAGTCGTTGAGCATGACACAAACGGCGATGGCTCGTGCTTTGGGTGTGAGCCATCGTATGTATTGTTATTATGAAAAGGGCGAGCAGAGCATTCCGCGTTCTGCTGAGTTAGCTGTGCGTTGGATGGAGTACAGCAAGTCTGACGGTGTATTTCGTGTTGCGTTGAACCCTGACAAGAGCCTGACATCATTTGATCGTGAGCGTATAGGCAGGCTATGTGATGCGTTGAGCGGCATGGAGGGTACGGACGCTCAAATGGACAAGGTTTTGCAGCAGTCGAAGAAGGAACTTGAGTATCTGTTGTCAAAGTTTGAAGAATGACCTATCATTGGCTCCATGTATTTTCCGTAGGGGATGGGCATGGCAAACTTCATGGGGCCGATGGCACCGCCGCAGGCGGCGCAACCACAGCCACAAGCGTTAGACGTTAGGACTAATCCAGCACAGCGAGCGCAGTTTAAGAGTTTCATGTCGAGCATGTCTGCTCCTGTGATGCCGACCACTGCGCCTGTTGCTCC